TACAAATATTACACCAAGTGGTGCGATTGGTGCAACCGATACAACCTATTCAGTCACAACAGGTGCAACAGAGTGGGATCTATCAATAACAACAAGAGATGCAGGGACAATAGAAACAATATCAATAGACAGAACTATCGAAACAGATTCTACTACAAACTCTTACTCTATCTTTGCACAATAAGTACACCTGTATTTGCTGAAGATACAAATGTCAGCAATCCTGTAGCTGCTGCTACTGGTAACGTAACTAACCAAGCTGTACAATTTCAGAATAATGGGGCGTCATCACGTCAGATATATGGTCCTAACATACAATGTAATGGATCTACTATGACGTTTAGCCCTTTCTATATGGGTAATCATACGAAACCATTTGATGAATTTATGCAGCCTAGTAGTTATACTATAGCAGAAAACTGGGGGTTCCAAGTTAACTTCATGGTACCACTAGATAAATCAGGATATAAGCAGTGTAAAAAAATGGCAAAGAGATATGAAGAGAAGATGAAGCTAGAGTTTGAAATAACACGAGCACATAAATGTGCAGATTTAATGAAAAAAGGCTTTATGTATAGACCCGGCTCAACTAATTATAAGATGTGTCAGGATATTGTACCTATAGTCAAAGTAAAACCACCTAAAAAAGATAAATGGAATCTACCTTGGAAAAAACCTACAAAGTAGAGCTAACAGAAACAGAGTTAGGCTACTTCTATTGGCGAATGAAAACTAATAGATGGTACGAACGATACGTTCAAAAAGGAATGAAACAAATGCCATGGGAACCTTGGATGGCAAAAACACTAGATAAACTTACCCCTATATACAATGAGCTCACTAACAGAAAAGAGAAAAGTTGAAGCAGAAGAAGCTGCAAAGAAAAAGAAGAAAGCAGCTGCAAAGAAAACCACTAAAACCACTGAATCATGATTACATTAGTAAAACCCATCCTATTTGCCTTTATTAAAACTACAGCAGTTAAAGAACTGATAGTCAAATTACTAGAGGCATATGCAAAGTCTACAGATAATACAGTAGATGATAAACTAGTAGAGCTAGTTAAGAAAAACTTAATCACAGAATAATGGACGAACTAAAGAAACTACCCAAGAAGGCAACCGAAGAGAGTTTTAACGAGCTACACTATCTTGTTACAGAGGACTTTCTACGTAGAATAAGAAGCGGAGAAGCGACTACACAAGATTTAAAGGCAGCATGTGACTGGTTAAAAACCAATGATATAACAGGAGTTGCTTACGAAGGTAGTCCTTTAGATAAACTTAACAAACTTCTACCTACAGTTGATGCGTCACTCGTAAAGAGGAAAGTCTATGGCAAAAACTTCTGAATACTACAAGAAGAATCCTAAAGCTAGGAAGAAACGCCTTAAACAACAGGCAAAATACAACAAAACTAAGAAAGGTCTATCACTTAGAGTCAATGCAAACAAACTTAATAGAAAACTTGGAACTTATGGCAACCGTGACGGAATGGATGCCGCCCATTATAAGGGTAGTAAAACCAAAGGCAGAACACAAAAGCCATCTATTAACCGAAGAAGCAGACTTAAAATTAAAAAATGACCCCATTACTACCTAACCCTGATTACTATTTACACAATTTAATAACGATGACAAGTTCAGATTCCAAAAGGCTCTGGAGAAGAGCTATCAAAGAGCACTTTAATTGTCAATGCGTTTATTGCGGAGAATTTCATGAATTACACAACCTTACTATCGACCACGTACGCCCAAAATGCAAAGGTGGGAGAGATATTACGGCGAATGTTGTACCCTCGTGTCGACGATGCAATCAGGAAAAGGGTAGTAAACACTGGCTTGATTGGATGAGAGCCACATTCGGAGTCACCAACCGAGAACAAAAGATATTATCACACATTAACTAATGGCGACAAAACAAGAACTATTTGGCGGCGACTTTTTAAAAGTTAGAAGTAACATTCCTATGTTAAAAGAAGGAGAGTCTGCTGCATCTTTTAGAAAAAGAGTTAAAATGTGGTCCAATAGAACAGGACTCACATATCCGGGAGTAAGAGTTAATAAATCTGGTGGCTTTTCTCCTATCGGTATAGGCATGCAACGTGACGAAATCAGAATACTAAGTGGAGTTGGCGACTTTGAAGGTGCAACTGACACTAAAAAAGATTATAGTAAAGCTTATACAAACGAATTAAATCAGATTGTTCAACAAAGAAATAAGATACTTCAAAATAGAAGGGCAACTGATAAGAAGATATCTAAAATACCTACTAAAGGTATGTCTGATATTAGAGGTGATCTTAAAATTAAACAAGATGAAGAACGATCTAAGACAGTTCCACTAGATGAACTAGATCAATACAGTAATGTACAAGATACTTCTGGATACCCAGAAACAGAAGCATTACTCACACCTATGTATGAAGCACAAAGAACTGAAGACGTTTTTGGAGGGTTTGATAGTATGAGACAAGAAGATGGTGAAGAACCTAATTTTGCTACTTTCGATAATGATACATCTTCTAATAAAGCTCAAACTAACAATACTAGCTCTAGATCTGACTTAAATATAGGTCCTCGTGCCGTAGGTCCGGCTGGTATATCAGATAGAAATGTACCAAAAGGTTACATAAGAACTGAAGGTAAACTTGCTAGACTTACTTCAGCAAAAGGTCAACGTGCTAAATTACGTCTTGACAGGTTACGCAAACTACAAGCAAGAATTAAGGCTGGAAAATGAACGAAGAAGAGGAACTAAAAGAAGAAGTTGACCGTTACGAACGTCAAAATCAAGAAGCCTATGATCTGGAAATTGAAAATGAGATCAAACGTAAACGTGAAGCAGAAGAAAAGTACAAACAGTTACCTCTTTTTACTAGACTTAACGATGCTATAGAAGGCAAGTTAGATCAGTTTGGGCAGTTTGTATCCGAAGCTGCTCAAGACAAACCCGGAATTACTGACGATATTGTCAGGGGAGGTCTTCAAGGACTTCAGTTTGTAGGTAACTTACCTGTAATTAAGCAGATAGGTCAGGCAGAAGAAGCTATTGTAGGTGGTGTTCGTAATCTAGCAGAGCGTCAAGACCTGATAGATCCTCGATCATTTACCTATAGTACACGTATAGGTCTAGCATTTGCAGCTGACAAAGGTATAGGTAAAGCCATAAAGGTTGGTAAAGAAGCAGCTAAAACTCGTAAGATTAATCAATTAGTCAGAGGTAAAAATATTCTCGGTCAACCTTTAAAATCAACAGGACCTACAGCTACACAAGAATTACTTGATAGCGTATATGGACCCGGAGGTCTTAAAGGTGTATTAATGCAGTCTATAGACCCAACTGAAGGAATAAAAATAGGCTTACCTAGTCCAGAAAGAGCTGCTGATTATTTGCGTAGAGTAAATACTGATTTTCAATTTAAAAGTAAAAAGACACTTTTAGGTAAAATACCACAGACATCTCAAGCAGAAGCTTTTGAGATAGCAGAAAACTTATTAAAACATGTTGACCAAGGAGAAAAAGGTTTAATACCCGGTTGGAAAGCTGGTCGACCTACTACAAGATATAGCGGAAAGCGTATTCTTGAGTATGCACAAGAGGACGGTACACCTGTAAAACTATACTTAAACTATAGTGCAAGCAAAGGTGGTATCGTAGCAATAGATTATACAAAAAGATTAAATACAAAACTTGCACGAGATAGTTGGAATGTTAACTCTAATAGCTCTTTAGGTAAAATAGCTGACAATATATGGAAAGGTGCTAGACAAAAAAATAAAGATTTACGTGCATTATTGAAACAACTTGAACTTGATAATCCCGAGGAGTTTCGTAGAATATTTGGAACTAAGGGTGTCTGGTATGTAGAACATTTACACGCACAGAACTCACCGTTTTGGAATAAGGTTAGACCATTCTCACCTAGAGATCCTAAAAATTTAATGGCGTTAGGTGAGAGAAACTTTCCAACTCTCAAAACTAACTTAGAAAACCATATGTACACAGATTCTTGGCAGAAAGGTGCTCGTAAAAAATATGGAACTGAAGTTTACATAGACTATAACCCTGAGAAAAAAACTTTGCAGTTAGTAAGAGCTGATAACGATTTACCGTTGTATAAAGGTGGTGGCTTTATAGATGGAGATACTCCACAAGGCAACTGGCAGAAAGCTTTAAGAGATGCTGAAGCTAATATTCCTCAAGGAGATATATCAGACATAAACCCTGACTTAGATCCAGTTATAGATGCTACTGATAGAATTACAGCAACAACTGCTGCAAGAATAACAGATGTAGGGTCACAACCCGGTATACCTAAAGCTAACGTACGTGCAGATGTAAGTAAAGAAATTGCTGACGAAATTGCTGGTTATCAAGCAGAAATAGCTCAAGCACAAAAGAATTTAGACTTATATTATTCTCAGTTTGAAGCTGTACCTATTAAAGAAGGTGTGCCTACTGCTGGTTCAAAACTTGTAAAAACTAAAGAGTTAACGTCTATGCCTTTAAAAGGAGCAAACAGTGTAAACTCAAATAGACAAATAATTGCAGACAGACTACAGAAAATAAAAGAATTAGAAGATTCTGCACAGGGTAGCTTATTTACTTCAAAACCCGGAGTAACTCAAAGTTCTGGTACAGGTATGATGACTAATGTACAACAAGAAGTACCAGCTGTACAACCCGGTAGAAAAGTTAAACGTAAACGAGTTAAAAAGAAAAAAGTAGATGAATAATACCGAAAAAAATTCCCTAACCCTCTTACAGCAAGACTTTAAGATGTTCCTACAGGCTCTGTGGGGACAGCTTGACTTGCCAGCACCCACAAGAGCACAGTATGCCATCGCAGACTACCTACAGCACGGACCCAAGCGACTACAAATACAGGCTTTCCGGGGTGTAGGTAAGAGCTGGATTACGGGTGCATTTGTATTATGGACATTATTTAATGATCCAGAACGAAAGATTATGATTATATCTGCATCTAAGGAAAGAGCAGATAATATGTCTATCTTTTTACAGAAATTAATTATAGAAACACCATGGCTAAACTTTTTAAGACCAAAAAGCGACGACAGCAGATGGTCAAGGATTTCCTTCGACGTAAACTGTTCACCTCATCAGGCTCCATCCGTGAAGAGTGTTGGTATTACTGGTCAGTTAACGGGAAGTCGTGCGGACCTGATGATTCTGGACGATGTAGAGG